AACTTTAAAAGATTGTTTGTTTGATCATAAAAAAAGCTGTTTGCATAATTATTAGCTGGTGTTGATGTTCCACTTTGACAAGTATAAATCGCTTCTAAAATTTCATTTAAATCTCCTCTAAAAGCAGGAAATCCTTGATTTGCAACTGACAAATCACCATTTGAACTAACTTGACTCATATTTTACCTTTCTAACTTGCTATTTCACCAAAACCTTTTGCTACATAATCAAACCTTCTACCTACACCATTACCAGCACTATTTTTAAATTGTATAGTAAAACCTGTAGCACTTTCATTAGTTATAACATAAAAATCACCAGTTGTTAAGTTAGATGAACTTATTCCAATACCTTGAACATCTTTAAAACTTGGTGAATATGTAATTGCTTTTGTACCTGTTGAATTAGAATAACTTTCATAGGTTGGTAAAGTTGATGATTGTTGTACTTGTGCACCCCATAAATAAACACTTCCGGCATTCTCTAAATCATATTGATCTGGATATATATAAAAAACTGAAGTTGTTGTAAAAGTTACAGTTCCTATAATTGAACATCTATACCAACCATCTGTGCCAATTGCTGAAATAGAAGCTGTAACATTACTTGCACCACCTACAGAAGTTACCAAAGAAGAAGTTCCATTGCTTAAATTAAATACAGCCCTAAAGTATTGTGATAAATCTGCTTTTCCATATAATAAAGTAACAGTATTATTTGTATTTGCTTTTGCATAACATGAAACAGTGTATGTGCCTGCATCAGTATGAAAGGCATATTTGTAAACTGCTCTAAAACTTACATTTGTTTTTGCTACTAAATCTGCTGTAACTTGACCATTTATAGGATTAGCAATTTGGTCTGCTGTAACTGTAATATTTACACCACTACCATTATTAGACCAACTATTAAATTCTTCAGAGTTTGGAACTTGATTACCCCAACTTGCTATATTTCCTTCAGCATGAGTTCTATCTGGCATATCTATTTCTACTGATAAAGCTGATATTTGATGTGTTGCTTCTGGATCTGTACTTGTCATGTTAACTTTAAATTTTAAACCTCTTGCTTTATAATCACCAACATAAAATTTTCTAAACTCAGTATATGTTGGAAGTGTTGCTGTTATTAATTGATTTTGATATTGTCTTAATCCACCAGAGAAACCATATTTCCACCCTACATTTGGTTCACTTCCTCTTATAAAGATATAATTAGTACCATTGGCAGTAATAAATCCACCAAAATCACCACCTGCATAACTACCACTATAACTTGCAGTAGTTGAACTACCCACTAAAACATCATCTACAAATATTCTGCCAGTTCCAGAAAGATTCACTTCTACTACCAATGTATGTAATTGTCCATCAGTAGGTAAATCTGTTTTTGGTACATCTACAATTACTTTACTATTACTTGGAGTATCATTAGCACCATCGCCAAAAGCCAATCTAAAAGTATCAGTATCGTGAAAACCAACTGTTAAACCCCTACCACTTGCTCCAACTTCAATTACAGTACAAGCAACATCAACAACTCTAGGAAATACAACTTCACAAGCAAAAACAACATTTTGACTTATTGAAAAATTAGAATTAGCAAGACTTGTATTTGCTGATAACGTGCTTGTTAAGGTTAAACCACTTTCAACAGTAATAGTTGGATTATCTTCAGTAGTTGCAACAAGTAATTCAGCATTAGTATCATCAAATGCTTGAGCATCTCCATCAAATAAACCAGATCTATCGTCAAAATTACCTATTACATCATCAAATAAGTTAACATAATCAGTTCTAACTACATTTGTTGTAGCTGTAACACGACTTGTATAAATAGCACCTAAATCTATTGCATTATCAAATTCATAAGATCCACTTGATTGAATAGTTCCACCACCACCATCAAATAGACCAGTTCCATCATCAAAATTACCTGTTTTAGAATCAAATACTAAACTAGTATCTAATTGTAATTTATTATCTACAACAACCATATTTGTTCTAGTTCCACTAAAAGAAGGATGTTGTGTAGATGTAGCAACTGCATTTAAGCCTTTAATGTCCTCTATTATAGCTACTTTAGAAGTAGCATTAGTTGAAGCATTACCTAATTTATCAACTGCTTTTATAAAATAAGTTCCTGTCATTGCCGGTGCAATAGCTGTATTTGCGGGTCTTGATACTTTAGTTAAAAGATCTATTGAATTAGCATAAGTACCACCAGTTGTTTCTCTACAATGTCTGATTCTATAATGAGATAAATCTAAATCAGTTACAGGTGTCCAAGATAAATGTGCTTCAGTATTTACAATATTAACACTAAAATTAGTTACATCTTGAGGTGGTGCAGTTTTACCTACTATTTGGTGTTGTGTTGTTGTAAAAGAAGATCCACTAATTCTAGTAATTGATCTTGCTCTAACATCATAAATTGCATCATCTTCTACATTAACTAATTCAAAACGATTGCCAGAAGCTTTTCCCAAGTTAATATAATTAGTATCAGTTGTTTTTTTAGCTTGTACTTCAAAATCAGTTACAAATTCATCATTTACAGTTAAATCAACTATTAAAACACTTATTGCTTCTTCATTTAATGCTCTTAATTCATCTGATACTGCCATAACAGGTTGTGCAACATCAAAAGGATTAGTTAAAGTTGTATTGTCTTGCTGAAAAGCTTTTTCATCTACAAGAGGTGTCCAATCATAAACTTGTTCATTTATTTCTCTAAGTGTTAAATCAACACCAATAACAGGATTACCACCATCATCATTTTGTATTGCTAATCCCCATTCAGCTATTTCAAAAGGTTTTAAGCCAAAACCAAATCTATTATTATTGACTTGTACCACATCACCAACATCTAATTGAAAAGCTTTTAAAGAACAAAACATTGTCATTGTTACTTTTTGTCTATTTCTAAATAAAGCAATTTTAGATAATCTTTGTGCCATACTTTGAGAAGTTGTAAATGGTAAATCTAGATCTAGAAACTTTCTATCACCACCATCTTCAGTTTCAAAAGTAGAAGAAGTAAAAGCTGGATAATCAGCGGCAATAAAATTATTTGTAGGTGATGTAAAAATTCCTTTAACAGCATTATAATTATCTCTTTGGGATCTAGCTGTTTGTAATCCTATAGCACCTCTTACATCACTATCATCTAATGTAACAGTTGGAGAAACATATTTAGCCGCTTTTACTTTGAATTTTCCATTACTATAAACAACAATACCACCCATTGAAGTAAGCAAATTCTCTAAAGTTTGTTTTGGTGTTGAATTACTTTCAAAAGTTCCATTAAGAGTATATTTATTTTCAGTTCCACCTTCTCGAAGTGAGATACTTTCTTCACAAATATTTGCCACAGTTGTAAAAGATGTATCATCTATTTCATCTGAACTAGCACCAAATCCATACTTACTATCAGTTAAATAATCTCTTATACATAATGAAGGATTTGTAGAATAAGCTGTATTAGTTGTTCTAGGATCATATACTTTTTTCCCTTGAACTATTGCAGATATATTAGGCAATCCATTAGGAAAAGCATCTGCATCAAATTTTAGTCTTACATAAATATAAGCTATACCACTTAACTTATGATCATTAGTCCATTTACCATCTGATTCAGATACTAGATCACTATCAGCACTTTGATCATCAGTTCCTAAATGCTTTTTTATCCTAATTAAATTAGCATATTGACTAGGTGCAGTAGCATTTCCACTACCATCTAAAGTCAAAGCTTGATCATTGACATATAATGTACCAATTTGATTAACTTCATGTGTGGCAAGTAAAACAACTATATGTAAATATTGATTATTATCAGTTGTTTCAGCAAATCCCATTACTCCAGAAACTCTTGTTTCACCATAAATTATTCTTCTTGGTACAGTTGGTTGTTTAATTAATTGTGTTCTTTGTTGTGATTGACTAGTAAAATCACTAAATGAAGGCAATTTAGGTTTAGGTGTTAATGTTTGTAGAGCGGCAGTTGCAACAGCAGTTATAGCATATGCTTTAGCAAATAAAACTAAACTACTTCCACCAGTTGCAGGAGCTAAAGCTACAGCGGCGATTGCTGATACAAGTGTTGCCGGGTTTGTTAATGCTCTAGTTAAGTTTTTAAAAAAACCCATTATCTACCCCATACAATTTCTTTATCTTGTAAATCAGCTATAAATTCTAATCCTTTATCATTAGGAAAATCTATTTTTTGATCTTCAGATGTGTATCTTCTTTCTCTTGTTCTATCTAAATCTATTAATCTACTTTCTGCTGAAACACTTATAGTACAGGTTTGACCACCATCATCTATATTCATTAAATCCATTCTACCACTAAATAAAAGATATGGATCTGATACAACAGCATTTGAACTATCTAATACTCCTAGAAAAACCTTACAAGATCTACCTTGATATGTTTCATTTAAAGCACTTGCAATTAAATCTGAAGGTATTCCAGATAAAGTTATTGTAAGATTATTAGCTTGTACTTCAGCATTTTCTATAACATTTGATACATTTAAAAAATCTCCACCACCTATATAAGTAGTTCCACCAAATGTTAGGTTACCATAACCAGTCCAAGCAACAAAATTGCCACCATCAAAAGCCAAATCAATCGCCACAAAAGGTGAAACACTATTGCTTTCAAATATTGTATTAACTTCACTTGTTACACTCCTACTCATATTGATTCTATCGCTCCAAATGTCATAGAATAAAAACTATCTTGACTAATAGACCATTGATGTTCTGGTGTATTAAGTCTAAATAATCCTTTAGCATCTGAAACTACAACTGTAGCACCATCTGAAGGAGATGATCTTAGATCTGGATATATTGTTAATGCTACTTCACCAGAACTATTAGAATTAGCATCATCTAGAACTTTGTATAATCTAGATGTTAACCCAGTACCTAATTGAATATAATCACCAGCTTTTAGATAACCTGTTTGACTTGTAGGAACTCCATCTATATTTAAAGTATCTCCAGTTTGACTTGCTCCATTAACAACTGGTGTTCCTGCTGAACTAGAAGCTGTTCCTCTTGGTACTGAAGCATTTGGATCACCTAATAAGAATGTTCCAAATTGTCCATATAACTTTAGAAAAAAAGTATTCCATTGTTCAGCATCCTCTCTTTTCATTGGTGCTAAAGTTACATCAGCTTCAAATCTCTCACCTTGATTTCTAAATACTTGAGTTTCATAAGTAAAAGGTGATGTTGTTATTCCTGTAGAACTTCTAGCAATAAAATTTACTGAAGCTATTCCAGATACACTAGGTAAAGATAAAGGATATGTTATAGCCATAATTTAAACTCCAAATGCAGAAGAAAATGCTCCACCTCTCCTCTTAGCATCTAAAACAGCACTTTTAGCCGCTTCTGATATTTGAGGAAGCATATTTAATACTTCTGTTCTAACTGTTTGAGATACTCCAGTTGATAGATTTATTGTTTGATTAACTACTACTGGACTACCATTACCACCTAATTTATCATTTGGTACTATTGCACCACTTCTATTAGGAACAAATAATTCTGCACCTTTTTCACCTACTATATAAGGTCTGCCAGATGTAACATTTCCACCTTTTGCCATAAAGGTAGGTACTGTTGTGGCATTACTTGTAGGTGTCAAAAAAGATTGTATCCCAGCAAATAAAGGTTCAGTAATTGATTTTCTTATTTGCATCCTTATTAAATCTTCAATAATTGAATTAGCCATATCTCTAAAAGCATCTGAAACTGATTTTGTACCTTTAATTAATCCAACTAAACCATCTTCCATTGAAGATAATCCTCTACTAGCAACATTTTCTAATTCATTATCTAATTTTTTTGTTTCTTGATTTAATTCAACTGTTTCAAATTTAAATTGTTGAAAAGAATTTGTAGCACCATTTAACCTTTTTGTTAAATTAGCCATTATTTTATCTTGTTGTGATGTTTTTTCATTTTGTTTTTTTGTATTTTCAACAATTAAACTTACATGACCATTCATATCCATAAATGCTTTTCCAGCATTTTCAATATTAAATGTAATTCTCTCTATTTGCTTTTCAAATGCTTCACCAAAAGTAAATTTATTCATCTCAATACCGGCTTTTTTTGCAAGATCAACTATACCATTTAAAAAACCTCTTACTGCTGAAGATACTCCTGCAAGTCCTCTCATTATATTTACTGTTAAAAATTGTGATAATTTAGCTAATTTTGGCAAAACATTAGCTGTTATTTGTTGCCCAATACTTGAAAAAGTCCTACCTAATTTATCAAATAGATCATTAGCTTCTTCAACTGCTTTAGCTTGTTCTTGAGTAAGTGTAATTGTAACAGCATTAAATTCATCACCTAATTGTTTAAGGTTTTTTGATCCTTGCTGTAAAGTATTGACTAAATTAACACCACTTCTACCAAATAAATCAAATGCAACTCTAACCCTATCTGCTGGATTTTCTATTTGTGTTAAAGCATCTGAAACTTCATCTAAAAGCTGTCTTGTAGGTTTTATATTATCAGAAGCATCAGTTATTTTTACTCCAAGCATCTCAAATGCTCTTAAACCAGTTCCAATTCCAGTATTTGCTTCTGATACTGCCCTTGAGAATCTAGTTAATCCTTTTTCTAATTCTTCAGAACTAGCACCAGTTTGACTAGCGGCAAATTGTAATGATTGAATTTGATTTACTGTAAGACCTAATCTAGCTGAAGATTTTGCTAATTCATCAATACTTTTTGCAAAACCTTTTAAAGCTACACCACTACCTAAAGCGGCTAATCCACCTTTTAAACTAAAAACTGCTTTACTAACTCTCTTTAATCCACCTTGAACAGAATTAAAAGCTTGTTGTGTTTTATTTAAAGCTGTAATTCTAATTTTTAGATTTGGATCTGCCATCTTCTACTATCCTAAAGTAACCATACCATTCATTTATTTCAGATAAAGTTAAATGATCAACCTCATCTATTGTTTTGTGTAAGCGATCAGCCAAAGCATATAGGTTTAACTTTAGTTGATCGCCTTTTAGTTTTTTTCAGCTTCCTCAACACTTGTAACTTCTCCAATAATACTAGCACCTATATTACTAAGTTTTATTGGATCAAAACCCCTAATAATAGGTTTATCAGCTACAGTAAAAGCTTTTTCTCCATCTTCAGTTTCAAGTTTTCTTATAATAAGATCTATTACACCTTCTAAAGTCATCTCATTTAGAAAGTTTTTATACTTGTTTTGAAGATCAATAATATCTCTAGCAGTTAAAGGTTTTGAATATAGAACTAGAGGATCACCATTTTCACCCCAACCTTCTATCTCAATAACTTTTCTTTCTTTAACTGTTCTAGAAGCAATTTCTTTTGCTAAAGACATAAATCACCTTAAACAGTAGTTTTAGTTAAACCACCAGATCCTTGAAAGCTTATTTCTGCTTCAACAATACCATCAAAAGATGAATTTACATTAAATGCAGTAACAAAAGCAGTTCCACTATAATAAGTATCACCACTTGTATTGCCTTCTGGATAAACTTCTAATGTAATACTAGAACCAACTGAACAAGCTACTTGCCCAGAATCTGTTTCATCCCAATTTACTGAAGCACTTCCATCAAATTGCTTTAATCCTAAAAGGTATGATCTTGCACTATCACCCATTTTAGTTTTCTCGATTGTATCAGCAGTTTCATTAATACTGAAACTTTTGATTTCTCCTAGAGTATCAGAACCAATTTTAATAGTTCCCTCTGATCCTGCGTGTGTAGCCATAATTTATCTCCTTCTAAATAGCAGTTTCCACATCATTTTCTTTAGCACGATAAAGTGCTTCTATAGTAAATCTTCCTATAGCAATAGGCTGTTCACCTTCTCCACTATATTCAGATTCAAAGGATGTTATTTTGCTATCTTTAACAAGATTATTCAAAGTAACATCACCCGCTAAAGCTTCTTCAACTTCAACAGATATATCATCTAATGTATTATCATAATCAGCAGTAGCTTTTACATATGCTTCTACACCAATCTCTAGTATCCTTGTAGTGCTTCTAGGAACAGTTATTGTATCATAATCAGTTGTTTCACTCTTTGTAAAGATACATAAACCCGGAAGATCATTACTTTCTAATGGATAAATTCTTGATCTGAATACTCTTGATCCAGTAGTAGTTAATCCTGTTAAATCAGTTACTACTCTATCTCTTATCTGTTCTCTTAGATGTGCCACTAAACAACCTCTAATAAAAGATTAGTCATCCCTGTTCCATCATCTTGAACTACTCTTATTTTATAAGCTACTGAATTTATTGTAATATCATCTCCTTCAGTTGCACTTGATACATCTGCTGTTCTGCACATAAATCTAGGCTGTTGAACTGAAACACCTACTGTGCCAGTTGCATCAACTTCAATATGTTCATTATCAAAAATGCCTTTAATATCAACTGCTGAACCACCTTGAACAGTATAACTAGCTGTAGATCCAAAATCATCTACATCTAAAAATATTAATCTATCATCAGCAGTTTCTACAGCCATTATTCACCTTCTGGAGTTTTTAATTCTTTAATTGCTTTATTACTTAATTTTTTTGTTTTCTTTTGAGTGCTTTTTTCAGCATAACCTCTAGCTATAAGTTTCTCAGCTACTCTATCATCAAGATCTACAGTTGTACCTTTATGAAGATTACCACCAGTTCCTACATAGCATTTTTCTAAAATTTTAACTTCCATAATAAACCTTTATAAAATGGGGAGCAGTTTAATCTACTCCCCTAATTACCTAACTAGGCTGTTGATACCTCATTAGTGATTGCAAAAGATACTGCATTTCTAACTGCAACATCGACTTCTTGATGTACATTTATTCTTACAGTTCCAGCTTTACCACCAGAATAAGGATCTACTAAGATTGATGGTGCTCCAAATAAGCCAATTAATAACTGACTAAAATCACCAAAAATCATTGCACTAGCATCTGTTCCACCATCACCCGGATTTAGGTTTGATGGCACATTTGTTGAAAATGCTATTGGATAACCATATATGCTATTCCAAGGATCATTTAACAACATAACACTATCAGTTGAAGCAACTCTTGATGTATTTGCTAACTTACTCTTTACCTTTGCATTTGTAAGGTAACCTAATGCATTAGCATTTACTACACCATTATCTTCCTCAACAAGCTTTGCAAGATCTGTTATATCTGCCCAAGTTAAAGCGGCTACATCTGTACCTGCTGATATATCTAAATCATTAACACCAGATGTTTGTAAAATGCCTGTTGGATTTCCAGATGATCCACTACCATTGATAGCAGCTAATTCAATAGCATCTGCTACTGATCTTAGTAAGTCATCTTGAACAACTTGCTCAATTGCTGGGACACTTTCCATCATAAGTAGTCTAGAAATTTCTGCAAAAGCACCTAATGTTCTTGGTTGTAATGTAACACCATCATCAGCTTGAGATTGATCAGATACATCACCTGCTTCTTCAACAAATCCAGCAGTTGCACCAGTTGATATTTTAGGCATTCTTATGCGATTTGTTAAACCAGAAATATAAGTTGTTCCTAAACCAGATAGAACTTGTCTTGCTCTTAGTGCTTCAATAAACATATCTGGTCTTTGAATTGTTGGTACAAAGTTATCTGTTACAGCTTCACCAGATATAGCACCTGTTGCGGCTGTTGTCATAACTCCAGATCTTTGACCCCAAGCAAAACCCGGAACATAAAAACCATTTGGTTGTTTTCCTGTTCTACTTGCAATTTCATCAGAAAGTTCATGTTCATAACTTGCTTCTGATCTTTTACCAGTAATCTGAGATCTAATCATTCTACCTAAAGAATACTCTCTTTTCTCTTTTAGTGGAGCATCAATAAGATCTGCTGGTGTTTCTAGTGGTTTATCATTGCCAATAGCATCTAATAACTCACCTCTAAATGCTTCAATAGAAATACCTCTACCTAAAGCATCTTCACCTAGATCAGCCTTATTGTGCTTTCTTGCCAAAGTCATAATGTCTTTAGCATTTCTTGACGCAACTTTTTGAGCATCAGCTTCAATTTTTGCCACATCAATTTCATTTTTTTCAGACATAATATTATCTCCTTTAATCTGAATGGTTGATTTTAATGTTTCAGAAGTTGATCTGCCCACACCCACCATATTTGACTGATCTGCTGGAATGCTAACAATACTTACTTCCATTGGTGTACTCTTAATTCTAACAATGTTATCATCATCATCATCTTCAGTACGATCTATTTTGCCATCTACACGATAGCCTACAGAGATATTTTGTCTTATACCATCTGTAACATCATTGAACACTTCAGAAGCTTGTTCACCTTTTCCAAAGCGAACTAATGCACGTAATCTACCTGCATCTTCATCAAGTTCTACTGATTCCACAACTCCAATTTGCTTTTCTAGATCATGATCTAGTAACAAAGGTGCTCTACCAGAGTTTAAAAATTTTAAATCCATATGTTCAGCTTTATGGGACATTACTTCCATCCCAAAATCTCTTTTAACTGGTTCTTCAGATGATACACCAACTCTAACTGTTCTGTTCATCTCATCTACAACCTCTTTATCAAAATGATAAGATCTAAAAGCTAAATCATCTTTTGAATATTGCTTTCTTTCCTTCATGCCTGCGTCATGATCTCCTATCTTTTCTTCTTCATGATCTGCTTTATCTTCTTCATCTTCTTCATGTCCACCACTTGTTTCCATTTCTTCTTCTTCATGATGTTTGGCAAAAGTGATTGTATACTTATCATCATCCTCTTGCACATCCACGATATGTCTTTTATCCATTTGATTATCCATTCTTGAATCTCCCTCATTTGAAGTTTCATTATCTTTCTCCACAAATTTAGCATAAAAATCTTCATTAGTTAATAGTTCACTTTTTTGTTCTGTTTCAGTTTTCATAGGATGTCCTTCTGGTAATAAATCTGTATCATGTTTCCCACTTCTATATCTTCCATTTCTTACAGCATATAAGAAACTGTTAACTCTTGCCATTGCCCATTGTTCTTCAGAACTTACATTAGGTCTAACTGATTGAGGATTGGTATTATATGCACCTACTCCCCTTTTATAAACTTTTGCTAACATACCTAAAGTAACTTTTTTAGATTTAGCTGATCCGTGTTCTTCATTGTGTTCTTTAACTTTATTTTCTAAAGCAGTAATTGTTTTATCTGGAAATTCATCCTCTATTGCTCTAGTTTCACCTTCATCAATCTTATCAAGTTGTGCATCTTTACCTCTTGCCCAAGATTGACCCGCATCACCACCCCATAATGCCCAAGCAATGCGACCTGCTGAAGGATACCCATCTTCACCTACATCAAATCCTTCACCCTCTTTATCAACTTCATGTCTACTAAAATAAGAATGCATCCTTCGTACTGTTCTTGGTGATAGTTCTTGTTTGTTTACTAATTGTCTTGCTCTAGCTACACCAACAGCAGTTCCACCTCTACCAAACTCTTTTCTCCAGTCTAATCCTTTTTGTGCTTCTTCTTTCATTCCATCAGTAGGAATTAGATTTATTTCTTCTCCTTTATACTTCGCCATCATCATCCCCTTGTGTTATTTCAGCTTCTACAGGGAACTTTTGCCCAAAAGGTTCAAAAGCCATACTTAATCCATTTTGTGTTGCTATTTGCTTATCTTTTGCAATTTGTGAGAAGGTTTCTTCTACATCTCTACCATAGTGAGCCGCAACATCTTGATGTGATAGTATTCCATTTTGTAAACCTACAACAGAAGCATTTATTTCTTTCAATGGATCTATCCAATTCCATCCACGACCTCTGAAAACAACATTATCATTAAATTTATCATATTTGCTTGATGGTAATGGTATAGATCCAAAGTCCATAGATGATATGAGCCAATTTTGAAAAATTGGTTCTACAAAGTGCTGAATTAAGAATTGTTGCAATGCTCTATAATGATCTCTCTCATCTAATGCACCTTGCCTAATAGATGAGTAATTAACAGACGTTAGATCACTACTGAGAGCCGCATAAGATACATTTAGTCCACTAGCTATACCTTTTAAAATAGCACCCTCAAACTCTCCAAAAGAGGTATTTGGTCTATCTGGATCAAACATCTTAATATCATATCCGGCAGGTAATTGATGAAAAGAACCCGGTTCAACATCTATAATTGGCTGAAAGTTTTCATGTAAATCATCACCCATATAATCATCTGAATGAGGTGTTGTAAGCATTCCCATTTTAGAAGCTGATATTCTAGCCGCAATTATTTCTGCTTCTCTATATGCACCTAACATTTTTAAACTAGATATTACTGAAGCCATAAATGGTTCACCTCTAGTCTGATAAGTCCTAGAAGGCATAAAAACATGAATCATTTCTTCTGCTGGAACTCTTATATGCTTTTGTGCTACTTGTCTTGAATAATGTTTATCTCCCGGATGTGTTGTAAGTACATGATAAGCTACTGGTTTATGAAATTTATCTAATTCAACTCCCATTCTAATTTGATTACCATTTGAAAGTAGTTCATTCTTCTTTTCATCAATCATATCTGGTTCTATAAGCTGAATAGCAAAATTATCTTTATATCTTCTACCAGAAAGCTTTTTTACAAATACTTCACCATCTCTAACTAAAGTTTCAATGGCATATTTCTGACAATCCAACCAAGATAACCTTCCATCTACTGTAGGATTTCCTAATCTTCCCCAAGACTTAAAAGCATTTTCTATAATTGTATTGCCCGGAGCATCTAAAGTTCCATCATCATTTGTTGCCTTAACTTGTAAATGAAAACCTTTATCACCAACTATATTTGTTTTCATTAAGTTAACATATCTTCTAGCAAACTCATTATCTCTAACAAGTTCTCTTGATCTGTTTCTTAATACTTCTAAATTATATCTAAGCTGACTATCTGCACTAAATGATGATTGAATAAAATCACTAAATAATCTTCCACCTCTAGCACCAGCATAAGTTCTTTTCTTTATTTTTTTTGTTTCAGCTTTACCTTTTAGAAAATCAAATAATCCCATATTAAAATCTCGTTACGATTGTTGCACCAGTTGGTTTATTGTGTTTGATTCTTTCTTTTCTATTATGCATAGTAACTTCTCTTTTGTAATAGTTTCTCCACTCAACTAATTCATTTGGACTCATTTTAGAAAGTGATCTTCCATTAATAGAATAAGATAAAACATCTGCATCTGCTCTACCTTGAAGAACTGTTTCTATTTTATCTAGCATTATCATAAAATGTTCTCTTGGATCAGCATTATTATCATCCAAATCAACTCTAATATCCCATTCACCAGTATTTAAAACAATTCTATTTGATGAAGATGTTTCAACTACCTCTAATTGCCAGTGATAATGACCATCATCATAACCAGTGCTTACAGCAGAAGTAATTGTAAAAAGATAATCATCATCTATAGTTGTACTAGCAATCTTGAATTCACTAGTTCCACCACCTCTAATTCTAGCTACATATTCCATTGTATGAGTGCTATTAGGATAATCAGTAGAGTATTCATCTAGTCTCCATTGAACAAAATCACCTTTTACAAATTCTAATGGTTCATCTAATGGAGCATTTGCAGAATTAAAAAGATTTGCCACTTTTACAGTTCCTTTTTGAAAAAATTTTGCTTGTCAAGAGTATTATAACCTAAAATATTAAATTTAACTATAGTGTAAATTTATCTCCAATTATTTATAAAATTTCTACCACTATAAACAGGTTTTCTTCTAATTGGTTGTGATATTTCTTCTTTTTCTACCTTTTTTTCTTTTTCCATATTAATTTTATCACTTATAGCATTTAAATTAAGATTTAAGATACTAAATGCACCAATAGAGTACACTCTACAATCTAAAGCTTCATTTCTAGTTCTAGTTTTAACAAATTCTCTTCTAGGAAAGCCTTTATGGTACTTTGTTACTATTTTTTCACTACTTGCCAACTGTTTAAAATATTCATCTGGTCTATCATCTGGAAAATGACAGTAACCTGCACCAACCTCAGTTATCTTTAATCTTGAAAAAACAAGTTCTTTAATATTATCAACACCTAAAGTAAATAATCTTATTTTTCCAATATTGTTTCTGGTTGGTCTAGATACTATAGGTCTTGTTTCTCCAGCCATACCTTTGATAGCAAATATTCTTTTTCCTTCTCTTGGTCTTACAAAATTGTAAACAGCTTGAGTATAATGACCACCACTATCAACACAAGTTGCCCTAATACCTATTGTTCTACCATCTTCAGTTTTATAGGTAGATTTTAGGATTGTATCTAGATCATTCCATAACTGAGGTGTAGAAGGATCACCATATAATGTCCTATAGTCAATGCTCCAACTTTCTTCTTCCCTTCCCCAACCTACAACTTCTAATTCAATACGATCATCTTGAACATCAACACCACAAGTAATAACTAAAATATTACTATCTAATAATTCTCCAAAAGGTTCTGATCTTTCAGCTACAGCAAAATCATCTACTCTCTCTCCTTGATCTTCCCAACTCTCAGCTAAATAAGTATTTGTCCACACTCTTAAAGTTTCTGTCATTTTTTTAGCTGATAAGAAATCTCTTACTCCATCTGCTAAAGGTGTCCAACTAGAATATAATCCAGATATATGAAATCCAGCTACACCTTTAAAATCTTCAGTAGCTTCCCATTTACCATTCCTAATTGCTCTAAATCTTTTAGCATCATCCCAAATAGATCCACATCCTTCACAAACATAAGAAGCTGTTTCTGGTTTATCTTTTTCCCATTTAACATTAGACCATTTTAATTTCTGTTCTTCTCCACAATCTTCACAAGAAACTAAATAATATCTTTTATCTGATTCTTCAAAAGCTTGTTCAATTCTACTAGCACCTTTATTAGTTGGTGTTGATACCATAACTATTTTTCTATTCCAGAAAGTTGCAGATCTTTTTCTTGCTAATTGAATAGGATCACCTTCACTCCCTGCAGAAGGTGGATATCTATCAACCTCATCACATAAAACAATTCTTATAGGTCTAGAAGCTAATCCAGATGGTGAATTAGATCCTACTAAAGATACATGACCTCCGGGAAATACTTTATGTGTTGTAGTATTATTAGCATCTCTAGATCTAGGATCTTTTACTTTACCTTTTAAACAAGGTGTATCCCTCAACATTGGTGCAAGTCTATCTTTAGAAAAACTTTGTGCCATTTCTAAAGTTGGTTGCACAACTAACATAGGTGCTGGGTCTTGAGAGATATGGTATCCAACAATATTTAAAAGCATCTCAGTTTTGCCAACTTGAGATCCAGCCATTATAACAATATCTTTAATTGATGGATCTGAAATACTATCCATTATGCCTTGCTGATAATTTGCCCTAGAAGTATACCATCTCCCCGGTTCAGCACTAGCTTCTGATGATAGTCGCCTTTCTTGGTCTGCCCATTGACTTATTTTTAACTTTGGTGGTGGCTTCAGTACTGCCATTGCTTCCACTACTGCTCTTTTCAGACCTTGCTTGTTTTGTAGGTGTATAATTTGATAATTCATTTAAAGCTTCATGTATTTGTTTTTCTATTATGTCCTGTATTATACTAACATCAGTTTCATTTGAAACAAGAGGTGCAGTTATTGTTGGTAAACTTAATAACTTTGCCCTCATACTTGATAATGCATTTATCCATTCATTCTTCACCTCATCAGTTGGAACTAATTCACCTTTAGCTTTAAGTAATTCTAGTTCAGTTAACTCAGCATCTGCTTCCATTTTCCTTGCTCTAGCAAGATTATAGTCTGGATCAGTTATTGGTGGTCTGCCCATTTTTGTATTTATTTTTTCTGTTGCTTCCATAATTTTCTACTTTTTTTTAAAAGTCTGTCGCTAGAAATACTTTGCGATCACGAATTACCAGATCGGAAGAGCG